TTAAGCCGCCGTTGCGCGGTGAGTGGCAGGCTTCTGCCGGCAATGCCGTTCCCAAAAAGTGGCGCAATTTTCATGGCTGATACGGGCTTGCGCTGCTAGGCATAAAGTAAATCTGAGTCGTTTCAGCATTGGCCTGTCGAGCCATCGCCACCGCCTCTAGGTAATTCTTTTCCATGTCAGGCGTAAACGGCACGTTGAACATGGGGGCAATCTGCTTAGACAGTCCCCAGCACAATGCCATATACCACTCTTGCGGATACTCAGGGTTATCGGTCGGGTTATTAAAGTCCATGATCGGGTTGAAGCCGACGATGTGAATGTGCTTGGTAACGTCCTGAGCTCCTGCACAGTCGATATATAACTGACCATTAGGTATCTGCGCCTCGTAATAAATGGCGGTCGGGTCGGTTAGATAGCCGGTGTAGGTCTTATTCGGTAACGCCTCGTAGGTTTCCAAGGTCATGAAGTCTAACGGCGTGTCGTTGTTATTGATGTCACGCAAGATAGCGGTTGTAATCTGAAGTGGGCGCTGCCCTTTAGTCGTGTAATTGAATACGTAGTTACCCGTAGACGCCTGCGATGTAATGTTGCTCGTCATCGTAATTGTCGACGCGCCTATGCTCAGCACCTTGCTCGTAAACGTATCGCCAGAATCAAGTTGTACTACCAGATAATCGCCTACGGTGTACTCAGCCACGTTAGCCGATCCTACGGTCAACACGGCAGAGCCGGACGCCGTGACCGCCGTCAGTTGGTTCTGCTGATAATTGGCTGTGGTGCTAGTCGCCACGCCAGCCGCCCATTGATCCCCAGTCGGGCCAAGAGCGTACTGATACTGGCTGCTGCTGAGGAACAGATCCTGATGCACCCGAGTCCACATTTTGAGGCCGGGCGCAAAGTCGTACTGCGCCATCCACTGCTTCACCATCATGTTCAGCTTACGGGAACAGTCGGTCACTTCCTGCGCCGTTGGCGTTTCAGTCTGTCCAAGACGCCCGATGTTGAGCATGGCGTCACGGATAATGTCGTCCCTTGTGACTGTGAAACTGTATGTGCCGCTGGTACTCATGCTGCCGCCTTGCGCTTATAAAACTCTTTGATGTAATGCTTAATGGGCTCGTAGGCCGTTGTGCCGGGAATATCCTCTTGGCACTGAGCTACGCCTGTTTTCTCGCCACGCTTGCAATGCGTCCAACCGTAGTGGAGCTGATGGCAAGCCGTGACCTCGTTATTACCACGACCGGGGCACGTTGTGTTGCGAGACACCAAGGATACCGTACTAACCCAGTCTCTCGTTAGGTTCTGTGGCGTGCTATGTGACAAAAATACAACTTTAGGCACTTGCATATTAGCCGCAGCATTGAGTACGCCCGTCTCAGGCCCAATCACTAGATCAGCCTGGTCCAAGAATGACATCGTTTCGCGGATAGTCCATTTGCCACAGCGCATATGTACCCGAGGCTCGTTCTCCCATCCGGCTTCAAGCAAGGCTGACTCTGGCCCACCGACCATGACGATGTGAGCATCCTTAAAGTCGAGCATGATCTTGGCCACCACCTCATCGAGATACGGCCAAGTCTTGTGTACCGAGGATCCGGCCAGTGACCAGACGATAATCGGGCCGTCTTTGGTCATTTTTCGGGCTTCTTTCTCAGCCCACTCGCGTTCTTCAAGCGATGTATAGAACTTAACCTGCGGTTTATGCGGCACTTCGGCCAATTTGTGCTGAACTTCAAGGTAATTGTGGTCTAGCAGCTCATGACGCAGCTTTGGTGGCCACGCATGAAGCGTCCTGCCAGGCATTGCAAGCAGAGAACCCTCTACTGACTCGCTTAAATTGATGAATTTGTCGTATTTTTTGGCAATGTACGCCCAAAAGTTGCCTAATTCGTGGTTAGGCACCTGATCTTTGTCCTGCAATATGATCTGATCTACGTTCGGATCCTTGATAATCACCTCGTGCCCCGGTGGACTCGTATAAAGGGTTACGTGATGCCCCTGTGCCTTGAGTCCGGCAAACACACTTGAGGCTTGTAGCAGGTCTCCAAACGCGCCGTAGCGCACGACAGCGACCGTTTTCTTAGGTTTCTCGTTTCGCCAACTGAAATGCAGCCCTTTACCTACCTTTTTGAACACAAAAAACAGGCTGTACTCGTCGTCTTGATCCCGTTTCTGGTATTCCACCATGTCCCAGTTGCCGACCTTCTCCATCAGCTCAAGGATGGCGTCATAGTTGACGTTCCACTTGTGGTCAGGGTTCGCGCCGTGTTCTCCCACTTTGGGATATAAATCATCGGCTGGAACATATAGGCATAGATAGCCGCCGATCTTCAGGGTGCGCCACCACTCTTTGAGGGTGACAATGCACGGCTCGCCCGGTGGGATATGCTCGAGCAGGTGGCTGCTGAATACAAAGTCCAGACTGCTATTAGCAAAGAATTCGAGCTTCTCGGCTGTCTCAATTTTAACGTCTGGCTTGATGCTGTGACCGAACACCTGATGGTGTCCGTTGTCTAGACCGATGAAATGGTCAAAGGCTTTATAAGGCCCACATCCTACGTCTATTCCCCTACCGCGAGTATATGGGACTAACTCCCATCTAATCTTTGCTGACTCGTTGCCCTGCCGTCCGTTGATGTCCCAAACCATTTTCGGTTCCTTGTGGTGGTACGGGATTGCCGTCCGATCCGAAAACTACCCCGTTTTGTTCAAATAAAACCCTACCGTCGCCGTAGACCGTGCCGTATGGCTGAGATCGGTCTAATTTTGGTAGCCGTCTAAGTGTAAGCGTTTTCAATCTTAAATGGGCGAAGTCACAAACTGACCATTTGAATATAGCAAACCATTGTTTGCAGTAGGTGGATCGGTGTCTGGCACCACCGTCAAAGGATTGCCGTCAGCGTCGTTGCCTGGTGTCCAATCGGTAGTTCCATCCCATAGCACCATATTGACAACAATGTTCGCGCTATTGATAACAGCATACCTGTTCATCAGAAGTACTCCACGATGTACACAAATCCGCTACCGCCAGTACCACCTGCGCCAGAAGCAACGCTCTGGATTCCCACACCGCCGCCACCGCCACCGCCTTGAATACCGTTGCCAGCCGCTTTGACAGCACCGCTTCGGTATCCACCGCCACCGCCACCACCGCCCGGTGAATACGTTGTTGCGGCACTACCATTTTGTGCGGCGTTGGTATAACCACCAGCCGCCGATACGCCGGTCGCCGATAATATGCCACCAGCGGCGCCACGACCGTTGCTACCGCCACCACAACCACCGCCACTAGGAGCATAGGCATATTGAGTTGCGCCAACACAAGCAACAACAGTTGGTGTTCCACCGCCGGAAGTGTAATAACCGCCACCGGGACTGCCGCAATAAACCACTACGCAACTAGCAAGACCGTTGCTATTGCTGTAACCATTTAACGTCGTATTGCCTGTCGAACTAGTGCCGTTGGTTGATCCAGTTGCCCCAATAAGTCCGTTTGCGCCAAGGCTTCCACCGGCACCGCCACCTGATCCGTTGCCAGCAACAGTTAGATCGGTTTGACCGCCACCGCCGCCACCGCCACCACTGGCGATTATGAATGAGCCAAATTGCGAAGCGCCGCCGTTGGTTCCATCATTGCCTGCCGCCGCAGCTCCTATTGGCACAGAAGCGCCGCCTGTACCACCGGATCCAACGGTAACTGCAACGCTAGATCCTAATTGAGCAATGGGAAACCACGCCTCAACATAAGCGCCGCCACCGCCGCCACCGCCGGGTGAAGGGAATGCAGCTCCATTGTAGCCACCGCTACCGCCGCCACCACCGGCACCACAGACAATCACTTTTGCGGAAATAGCACCGAAAGATGGCGTGTAGGTTCCGCTACTAAGGAAAGCTGTCACTAACGTATTGACAAGCGATTTCGTCCAACTGGTGCCGTTCCAAGCGTACAGACCACCGTCCGTGGTATAGGCCAACATACCGATCGGCTCGGCTAGCATTTGAGTTGCTGTTGGCAGAGTCGCAACAGTGAACGCGCTGCCTGTTTGTTGACTGCGCTTTACGGGTAAATCATATGACATCGCGTTTTCCTTACAAAGACGCGCTAAACAGGATTATCGGTCAGTCCCAAAGGACATTCCAGCCACCCGGTGTACCGCTAGTCACAACGACTAGAGATCCGGTGAAACGCACGCCAGTACCGCCTGGACCGGGTACGCCTTGAAAGCCAACCGCCGCCGCTGTGATCTGAGCTGTCAGGTTGTTGGTTGTGGTGGTCGTGCCAGTCACGTTAATGTCGTATGGCGTTGCCGTCCAAGTAGTGCCAACGGCTATACAATTCAACCCGTAATACACACCGCCAGTCGTCTTTAGCGTGGTCGTGCCGGTCGTGTTGACATAGGTATAATTAGCGCAACCGGGGCTATAAATGATTCCTGAGCCGGGATCAATATTGCATACGGCTAGTGGTGCCGAATTGCCGGGACAAACTGGTGTCATAGCCATGCTTAAATCCTGTCGAGCATATTGTTACGCTCGATAAACCCACCTACGTCGTCGTAAAACGGGTCATTGTGTTCGCGTGTGTATTCGTCATCCGTCTGCAACAGTTTCTTCTTTGAGAAACCTTTACGCAAACTGTCAGCCGTGACTTCGTTGTTGGTCAGATCACCGGCATTTCGGCCTTGAGCCATGTTGCCGTTAATCGACATATTGAACACGCGCTGATCGGTCATTTCCTGATCTTCCATATCAGTGCCTGGTGGCAAGCTATTGAAGAACACAGCATTGTTTACAAACTTGCTGTCTCGGTCACCACCGGGCAGGCCTTCCCGACCCGGTGTACCTTTCTTTACTCTCGCAGATTTATCGGACACCCATACATTGTCCTCGGGGACATCCTTGTAATTAACTTGGAATTTCTCTTGGACAATCTTACCCATGGGTGTCTCCTAAACCTTAAACCCAGCCGTCGCCGGAATAGCCAAGGCCGCCCTTGTACTCGTGCAATTCCATCTTACGGATGTCAGCGTTTTCCTGATCCTCGATGTCGGTGCCGGGTGGAAGGCTGTTGTAGTTGGCATTGACGCCAAACTCCAAACCCTTCTTGACCAAGTAGCCACTATCCTTAACGCCGACTAGTTCGTTATTGACGGTCTTTGACGAATCCGGCAACACGTTATAGTCAGCCACCATGTCGCCCTTCATCTCATGGCGCTTCTGCGCCCGAGCATTGACGGACTTGATGACATCACGGGCGTCAGGAGCGTCACCGCCATAAACGGCTGTTGCCAGACCGTCCTTAGCAGCTTGTGGCGTCTCCGTTTCCATGCCCTTTATCTTTAACTCAGCCATAAATTACTCCTTAAGCAATCACGTTAGCGAGTGGTTGCACTTGGAAGTCGATGTTTATCAAGTTAACAGCCGACGCATCGGTACCGTTAACAACATAAATCTGATCGCCTTGGTTAATTGCCAGGCCGTTCAATCCTGCCGTGCCGGTGTTGGTGTTCAGAGCGACCTGAGCATACGCGCCGACGCCGCCGGTGGCGGTTCCGTTCGTGTAGTACTGGTCGATGTAGAACGGGCCAACAGTCGATGTCGACAGCGATGGAGCCGCACCTGCCGCAGCCGTATTGGTGATGCGAATCAGCGAAAGCTGAGTAGCAGCAACATGGACGGTCGCGCTGTTGGTACCACCGTTGTAGTACTGCGTAGCGGTGTAGGTAGATGTACCAGCCGTCGTTGTGTAGGCATTAAGCCCGAACAACAACAGGTTGGCGTGGGCTACAAACTTCGTGGATACGCCGCCTGAACCGGCAGTCATGATTCCAGTGAAGTTACCGCGAGCGACATACGCAGCGTTGTCGTAGGCGGCATTCTTAAGTACAGAAGTCAGTGACATAGCATTAGCTCCTTAAGCTTGCGAGTCCCACTTGACGATGCGAGTATTCACCGCAAGCGTGTGGACAATTCCAAAACCGCCAAGGTAATACCAGGCGATACCCTTTGACCGACCGTAGTCAGTTGGGATCTTACCGCGCATTTCCTCTGGCACCGCAATGGCCTCAGCAACCGTGTCATTACCAAAGAAGAAGATCCAGTCAGATTGACTGTTAGTCCATGTGGTCTGAGTCACGCCGTCTGTGCCGGTACCCTTCGCAATGTTGGTCTGCTCGATGTAGCGGACGTTCTCATAGCGACCGATTTCACCATTCATAATCAGGTTAAAACCTGTGTCTGAATACTGGTGAATCGTCTCAAGGTTATTCTTGAAGGTACGGAGCGTCGTTGGCCATGCAATCGCGTAATAGTCGTCAGCGATATACGCTGGGATATTGCGCTCTTTCATCTGGTCAACAATCGACTTAGCGTGACCGTTGTTGTACGCAATCGAGTTGGTGCCAGTCACCGTGCCGTTTGTGTACAAAGTCACAGCAGCGGTAGCCGTACCGCCGGTGGGAATCGCACGCAGAAGCGTCTGGTTGAACTGCGCCCAAGCAAGGCGGTCAAATGACTTAACAGCGTCATTCTTCATGGCCTTCTTGATGATGTCCTCAACTGGGAACTTGGACAGATTGTCCAACTTGCCCGAGTAAGGCACCGAGTTGCCGGCTTCAGTGATCGTCAGGGTGCCCTGGGTGATCGTGATGTTTGTCTCAGGCATGGTGTTGGTTTCAATAAGAACCGCACCAGCCGTTGCAACGTCAGAAACAACGTCCCAAGTGAAGGAATCGCCCTTTTTCTTGCCCTGCTGTGAAATATCGTGAACGTCAGCAAACTGACGGAATTTGACCAAAGGCTGCACAGTCATACGCAGCACGTTTGAAAGT